CACGTAAGAAAAGAACTGCTGACCAACCGATTGGGGTTGGTTTGACGGCTAAGCAACTTAAAAGAAAAAAACCTCTTGGTAATGATTACTTAATTGATATAGAACCACTCACAGATAATCAAAAAAGATTATTTGAATCTTATAAGAACGGTAAACATATTATTGCCTATGGTGCAGCAGGAACAGGTAAAACATTTATTACCTTATATAATGCATTGACTGATGTTCTTGATCCATCAAAACCCTATGAAAAAATCTATTTGGTTCGATCACTGGTTGCAACAAGAGAGATAGGATTTCTTCCCGGAGATCACGAAGACAAGGCTGATATCTACCAGATACCATATAAGAACATGGTAAAGTATATGTTTCAGATGCCATCTGACGCAGACTTTGAAATGCTCTATGGTAATTTAAAGGCTCAAGAAACTGTAAAGTTTTGGAGCACCTCCTTTTTGAGGGGAACAACACTTGATAACTGTATTGTTTTAGTTGATGAATTTCAAAACTTGAATTTTCATGAATTAGATAGTATAATAACAAGAGTTGGTGAAAACAGTAAAATTTGTTTCTGTGGTGATGCCACTCAGACAGATTTACAAAAGACCAACGAAAAAAATGGAATCATTGATTTCATGAAGATAGTTCGGACAATGCCTTCTTTCGATATTATTGAATTTGGCATAGATGATATTGTTCGATCTGGATTAGTCAAAGAGTACATCATCGCTAAAATGCAACTAGGTATGTAATGTTTAATCATGTAGATATTGAACTTCCAAAACTTTCAAGGGAGACAATTGATGGAGTTCGTTATTATTCAGTTCCTGATGAAGACGAACTACTCAAATTAGTATCAATCACTTCAGTCACAAGTCATTTCAATAAAGAGATATTTGTGAAGTGGAGAAAGAAAGTTGGTGATGTTGAGGCAGATCGTATTACGAAAGCTGCTACAACACGCGGAACATCATACCATACACTCACGGAGAACTTTTTACTCAACAAGGAACTTCCCGAAGGATTACCAATTTCTGAGTTCTTATTTAAGATATCAAAATCCACACTCAGAAATATAAATAACATACATGCTTTGGAAGGTTCTCTGTATAGTAAGCAATTAGGAATTGCAGGAACCGTTGATTGTATTGCAGAATACAATGGTGAATTATCAATAATTGACTTTAAGACATCCGCAAAACCAAAACCTAAAGAGTGGGTTGAACATTACTTTGTTCAAGCAATGGCATACGGTTGTATGTTATACGAACTCACTGGGATTTCGGTTAAAAAATTAGTTATCATCATGTCCTGCGAAAATGGAGAGTGTGTTGTCTATGAAGAATACGACAAAGCAAAGTACATCAAACTACTCGGAGAATACGTTAGTAAGTTTGTTCAAGATAAATTGGAACTCTATGGAACCGAATAAAGAACTTGAGAAGGCTATTGAGAAGAAGTTTCTAACTCCATCCAAGTTTGCGATTGAGATTGAGAAAATAGTTGCCGAAGAGGAATTCAATTACATTGATGCAATCTGCTACTATTGCGAATCTAACAATCTTGAGATAGAATCAGTAACGAAACTCATTTCAAAGTCTCTCAAAGAGAGATTAAAATGGGACGCAACCCGTCTTAATTTTATGAAAAAAACAACTCGTGCTAGACTACCTTTGTGATGAAAAAAACAGAATTGATTCATTGGAGGTTACAAGCAATACTTCGGGAACACAGTATGCCAGATCTTAAGTATCTTGGTGTAAGACCCGACAGTATTGGAGTACCTCAACATTGGTACCAAATCGGTGAGGCAGAGGTGCCTTGCGATGCAATTACAGAATTAGACACTGAAATTACTGATGATGATCAAGAAGAAAGTGACACCCTTTGAAACCTATCAAACATATCTTTCAATTAAAAATCATTTTTCAAGTCCGAAATATGATTACTTTAAGTATGGTGGTAGATCAAGAGCCAAGATAACTGCTTTCAATAAACGGAAAGATAAGTATTGGTTCGAGAAGACATCAAGAAAATATCCTGATCATGAGATCGTTGATTTCCTTGTGTCCAACTTTGTGAATACGGATAATCCTTCTGGTCTATGGATTGGTGAGATCATCAATTCTGGTGAGAGGAATTATTCAGAATGGTCAAGACGACAGCAAAGTCTTGGTTATATTTTTAGAGAGCAAGTCACTGAATTATTCAATGAATTTGATTTGGATGATCTATTTGATTGCTCGAATGGCCATCCGATAGTATTGAAACAATATCTAGGTGGCAACATAGATCTAGAGACTCTTGTGATCCTTGATAAGATCTTTGAGTTTCGTTCTAGGTTTGATAAAAAACTTACTGACCCTGTGTGGGAAACCGTAAGTCTCAAACTGAGGAAATATGATCCTTTCATAAATATTAATGTGTTTCAATATAAAAAAGTTTTACGAGAAGTGGTCAATGAGTGAATTTTTTGAATCAGATATAGTTAAAGAAGAACTAACTGAGATTAACAAATTGCAACAGGAGATCTATGGATCTACGATGCAATACCCTTCCATGTCTCGTGAACAGAAATTGAAGCATGTTGAAAAGTTAACAGAACTGACGGATAAACAGAAAGTAATGTACACTCGTCTGAAACTATCTGATGATCCCGAAGCAAAGAAAACATTAGATGATTTAAAAAGATCCATAGCCTTGTTTGGTTATGGTGAAGATGTTGATATGAACTTGTTTTTTGATGCTGTTCACAAAACCATACAATCATTACGAGTCAATATTGACTAAATGATCTATCTTTGTTATAATAAAACCAATCCAACGAAATCCAAATTAATCCGAGGTAATCTAAATGTCATTTGCTGATTTAAAGAAGCAATCAAAACTAGGCTCACTAACTGCAAAGTTAGTTAAAGAAGTCGAGAAGATGAACAACAACGGTGCATCAGGTGATGACCGTTTCTGGAAACTAGAAGTAGACAAGAGTGGTAACGGTTATGCTGTTATTCGCTTCCTACCTGCACCAGACAAGGAAGATCTTCCTTTTGTTAAATTATATTCCCATGCCTTCCAAGGCCCCGGTGGATGGTACATTGAAAATTCATTGACTACTTTAGGTCAGAAGGATCCTGTATCAGAATATAATTCCCAGTTGTGGAATAACGGAACAGATGCTGGCAAAGAACTTGCTAGAAAGCAAAAACGTAAGTTAACTTACATTGCGAACATCTATGTCGTTAAAGATCCTACAAATCCTGAGAACGAAGGACAAGTATTCTTATATAAGTTTGGTAAGAAGATCTTTGATAAACTCACTGCAGCAATGCAACCTGAGTTCGAGGATGAAGAGGCAATCGATCCATTTGATTTCTGGCAGGGTGCAAACTTCAAGTTAAAAGCAAAGAATGTCGCAGGATATCGAAACTACGATAGTTCTGAGTTTGCAGCACAAAGTCCTCTATTAGATGACGATGATGCAATGGAAGCAATCTGGAAGAAGCAAAGTTCTCTTGAAGAGTTCAGTGCTCCTACACAGTTCAAGTCCTATGATGAACTTAAGACTCGTCTTGAGTATGTTTTAGGTAAGAGAGGTGTAACACCAGCTGCTCAAGATCCAGAGGTTCAAGAGGAAGAGTATGAAAGAGAACCAGTTGCAGAAAGGGAGACTGTCTCCTCAGTAGCAAGAGGTTCAAGTGAGATAGAAGATGACGATACGTTATCGTATTTCCAAAAACTCGCAGAAGACTAAAAGAAAAGGGGTCGTAAGACCCCCTTTTTTATGGCATAGTTATATTTGTATTCTCTGTTTGTATCGTATTATCATCAACGAATTGTGATGATGGGCCATATAACATTATGTCTCTAAAATCATCAAGGAATTGTGTAAGGAACCCATTCTTAAGAACAAATATATTTCTCTTATTATCATTCAGTCGTGTCTCATGAACATAATTACTTACTGCTGATACAGGATCATCTATTGCTGCGACATTGGTTCCTAATTTAGTCAAATCATTTGTCTTTACTTCACCTCCATCAGAATAAAATAATTTAAAATCTTGATTTACTTTTTTACCTTTTTCTAAAACTATTCTTCCCTTTGAATCTTTTATTTCTTTTGTTTCAAAATATTTTGGATCATTCAAATTTTCACCATACTTATTAAGAGAATATTCATATAAATCATTATTTGACAATGGCCATTCTGAACGAATATTAACAATACCTGCACATACGATCACAACCCAATCTAAATTTTCTGAACCATACAATTCCTCTGCAACATTATCTGGTCGGAATCCCTCTGGTATTTCATACTTGTTGAATAAAGTAATAATATTTTGAAGATCCTCTCTTAATTTTACACGACGAAATAAATTCTTCGCATCAATATAATCTAAAGACGAATCATTACTTATGAATGATGGGTATCGTAGTGTTGGTAATTCTCTGAAATACATTAGAATCCTACTCCTGATGAATCTTTGTCATAATCATCAAAGTAAATAGGTTCAATCTCTTTAAATGATAAGTTAAGTTGCATGGAGATTGGTGTTGCATCATCATAAGTTGCATATACACCTTCCCCTGTATAATTTACAGACATATTAGTAAGAAAACATTGTTTGAATTGATTTAAGAATGGATGATTACTATTTCCTTTACGATATCTTAATTCAAATAAATTTGGAGTTTTCATGAAAATTGCAGCACCACCTACTTTATCCTTTCCAGTTTTAGGTGACATATTTTGTTTAAATGATCTTATGATTTGTTTACATTGATTTGCTTCTTGAGGACTACGAGGTGTAAATTTAAAAGTAAAACTAAAACTTCTTAGTGTTGGGCCATTGAATAATAATTCAAGGTTTGGATTAAATATTTGACCAGTTTGTCTTGCCATCAAATCTTCTGTGGATACGTTTGCACCGAATACACCCAAAGCAGCAGAGGTAGCTTTTGCAGTCAAACCCTGTTGTGCAGCAGTAAGTAATGCTTCAGGATTATCGACCTTAAGGTTTGCACTAAGATCAGCTCTTATTTTTTCTCCTGCTTTAGAAAATGTTTGTTCATTTGTAAGTGCTTTAGCAACTTCTGTACCTGCTTTCATACCACCACTAATCGCACCAGCCGCAGCACCCATCAGAGTGTTCATTTTACTATCACCGTAACTCGCTGAGTTGCCATCTTTTATATCAGATGGTATTTGTAATAATATTGTTCCATTATTTTTAACCGACTTTCTTGAGAGAGATCCAGAACGTGTATTTCCTGCTTTTCTATCTAATGTATTTCTACCAAAACCTTGTGCACCAATTAATTTAGATCCCTTTCCACCTGCTACATCTTGTCTTACATATTCTTTAATATCTATCTGTAAATAATCAGTTGTACCAGTTAATGCTTCTAATGGATATCTTAAAATTGCCATATCGACCTTATTTTTTAACTATTTAGACGAAATTTTCCAAAGGGTAATGCTTGTAGATCTTTTATCTCATCAGCTGTCACTTGATATATACCACCAACTACTTCATTAAAGGTATATTGCCTTGATTCTCCCCAGTGAAAATTGACTCCTACAAAACCCCATGAAAATACAGATGTCACTGCTACTAGAGGATTCTGATCATATCTGATTCCCGGTGTTTTTGGATTATAAACAAATAAACAAAAATTTCCTGCCTGTGGTGCACCACCCTCTGTAAGAAGATCCATGATTTCCACCATCAAATCATCGGGATCTTCAATACCAATTAACACATCTAATGCTGGTGCAATGCGACTCATTTAATTCCTAATTCATCTTCGGTCATCACTTTAAATTCATAAAGTCTGTCTTTACAAAAACTACTGGCTGCTTTCCATTTAGCCTGATTACGAGCATATTCATATGCTTCATATAGATAACTCTTTGTTTGTCTTTTTGGTTTAGTAGGAGGTTTCAATTGTTTCTTTGGTTTCACCTCAATGATATACTTTTTTATCTTACCTGTAGTTTCTCTGAGTTTTACATAGAAGTCTGGAAAATATCTATGTACTTTCCCATCAATAGGTGATAGATATGGTATTGCAATTTCTTCACTTCCCCACTCAAGTATATTTTCATTAAGATCACAATACACCATAAATTTTCTCTCCCATAAGGAACGATAAATCACTTTTGTATAATCACCTTTGTATTTTCGAGGGTATGTAGGTTGATACCTTCCCTTATATGACATAAATAGAAATATAGTAAAATCATATAGGTATTTAGTGTGAGTTTCGTATCAAAAATAACGATGGATGATGCCAAAGTAAAATTTGGTAGTCTTTCACTTAATAATCAATATCAAGTGCATTTTGCTGGTTTGAACGGTGAGGTAATACAATTTCTGAGAGTTGATAAAAGAATTGATAATGTTCAGGATTTTATTAGTCGTGAAACTGGTATACTTTGTAGTGATGCATCATTACCTGCGAGTGCCTATGCCACAGCAGAGGTGAAAGATAATTTTATGGGTGTTCCACAGGAATTTGTGCACTCAAGATTATATACTGATATTGATTTTACCTTTTATGTCGATAAAGATTATACAGTTTTGAATATATTTGAAGGATGGATGGACTATATCTCTAGTGGTGCTTCTGGTGAGGTAAGAGATTTTCAAAAACCATTTTATCGTAGAATGAGATATCCTGATACTTATAAGTGTGATACCATGTTTATTACTAAATTTGAAAAGAATCAAAAAAGACTTTTGAGATATCAATTTATCAATGCATTTCCTAAAGCAATTACTCCAATGCCTGTTACTTACGGACAGGCTGACTTACTCAGAGTGACTGTAAGTTTCAACTATGACAGGTATATTGTTGCAAACAAAGTAAATCCATGATATACTGCTAAATAAACATACTGAATCAGATAATTATGCCATTACCCAAGATTAATACTCCAACGTATGAATTGACATTACCATCAAATAGTAAGAAAATTAAGTATCGTCCCTTCCTTGTCCGTGAAGAAAAGATACTAATTTTAGCACTTGAATCTCAGGACATGAAACAAATATCAAGTTCGATTGTTGAGATCATGGCTGATTGTATTCTTACAAAGGGAGTTGATATAAACAAACTACCTAGTTTTGATATTGAATATTTGTTCTTAAATATACGTGCAAAATCAGTTGGAGAGACAGTTGAAGTTGTCGTGACTTGTCCTGATGACGGGGAGACAACAGTTGATACAGAGATAAGTATTGACTCAATTAAAGTCAAGAAAACAAAAGGACATAAGAATATTGTCAAACTTGATGATAAGTATTCAATGAAACTTAAATATCCTTCGATGCAACAATTTATTGATGCAAACTTTGATGCAGGTGAAGAGGGTAGTCAGGTTGCTCAATCATTGAACATGCTTTCAACTTGTATTGATATGATATATGATGAGGAAGAAAGTTGGGATGCAAGTGATAGTACACCTGATGAGTTGAATGAATTTGTTGAACAATTGAATACTAAACAGTTTAAAGATGTTGAAAATTTCTTTAACACTATGCCTAAGTTGGAACATAAAGTTAAAGTTAAAAATCCAAAAACAGGAGTTGAAAGTGATGTTGTACTGGAGGGACTAGCAAGTTTTTTCAGTTAGGTATGGCTCACACGACTCTTGAGTCATACTATAAGGTAAACTTTGCCTTGATGCAACACCATAAATATTCATTAACAGAGATTGAAAACATGATGCCTTGGGAACGAGATGTGTACGTTACCCTGTTGAAACAATATATTGAAGAGGAAAACATTAAAGCACAACAAAGTGGCTAAATTACCAAAACTAGAACAGGAATATACAGGAGTTAATCCAGATACGGGTGAATACATGTCACCTGCTGAGAGGAAGGTAGCATTTGCAAAAAGAACTGGTAAAGATGTAAGAAAGATGCCAAAGATGTCATCTACTACTGTGGGTGGTGCTTTTGGTGGAATGAAGGGTGGTGCATTAGTTAAACAAGATAGATTATTTAAAGTTGAACAAGAGATAGGAGAGGCAAACAAATCATTAGTAGAAATAAGATCAATATTGGAGAAAGATTTTGAAAGAAAAATACAACAAGATAAAGATGAGATTGCAGATTTACAAACATTAGATAGTAAAGAAAAATTTAAACGTAAAGAAAAAAGTGTAGAAAATAAAAATTTAGGAGATAAGATTAAAAATCAGGCAGAAAAAGGATTAAAACCATTCAAGTCAATGACAGATAAGTTAATTGAACTTGCGACATTCCTGACAGCTGGTTTTCTTGGTAATGCTGCATTTGAATTTTTAAAAGATCCTGCTGTGCGTGATGCATGGAAGAGTATTACAAAATTCATGATCAAACAGTTGGGATGGATTGGTAAGACTATTGGTTCATTTATTGGTTTATTCTCATTTAAAAATCTTTTTAAATTATTTAAGAAAGCAGCAAAATTTGCACTAAACCTGCCTAAAAAAATATTTAACTTCGTTAAGAGTTTATTTAAGATACCAAAGAAGATAGGTCGTCTTTTTAAAAAGATTGGTATCAAAGTACAAAAGGTTGCAAAGAAAGTCAAGAATCTTGCTAAGACAATAGCTGGTATAATCAAGAAGGTTACAAATTTCCTAAAAGGTGGAGTTGGAAAAGTTTTAGGATTTGGTAAGAATTTACTTAAAAAAGGAAAAAATGTAGTTAAATCATCTACTGCAATTGTTAAAAGTGGAGTAAAAAATCTTGGTAAAACAGGTGCTAAAACTGGTGTTAAAACTGCTACGAAGGCGGCTGGTAAAGGTGCTGGTAAATCTGTATTAAAGAAAATACCCTTTGTTGGTCTTGGACTTGGTGCAGCATTTGCTGTTGATAGATTAAGAAAAGGTGATTGGGCAGGTGCATTAATGGAACTTGGATCAGGTGCAGCATCCATGATTCCGGGTGTGGGAACAGCTGTATCTGCTGGTATAGATATCGCTCTGATCGCAAAGGATATTGGTGATGCGAAGAAGAAACGAGCAGAAGGTGGAGAAGTTACACCTGCTAAAACTGGTAGAGGTGTAACCAAAGGTCAAAGATTGATCGTTGGTGAGAAAGGCCCAGAGATTCTGGAAGCACCATTTACTGGTACAGTGAAACATAATACAGAAACCATGAATACCCTCAAAGGTGAAGGTGGGGATGGAGTTGTAGTAGTCACAGAAAATTTACCACCAATTATGTCAAAACCACTAGAAGTGGGTCAAGATGCAGGTGAGGTGGCAAATCCCTCTGATTTCATAGCATCTATGAATAAAATGAATGATTATATGAAAACCACACCTGAAGTTCTAGGTATGACATTATGAGTGCAATAGTAAAAAGTTCTGGTAAAGAAACCGGAAAATTAAAATTAAACGTAACTAATATTAAAAGCACTTTATTAAAGGGCTCAAAGACTACTGCTAACTTAGCAAACATTAAAGAAAAATCTATATTTAAAAAGAAAGAAGCAGAGAAGATAAGGGCAGAAGAACAATCATTAGAATTACAAAAACCAAAGAAAAAAATTAAACCAGAGTCATCACCGATTCAAGGTGGAAGTATACTTGATAAATTAATCGAAGCAGGTATCTTAATATTGGGAGGATTCTTTGCAAATGCCATACCTGAATTAATTAAGGCACTTAAAGAACCTTTCCAAAAAGCGATGGAATTTTTAAGAGGAATATATGATGGATTGAAAGGTATATTTGATTTTATAATGGGAGGTGGTGCCGAAGAGGGAGATATAGAAACCAAAAAAGGAGAGGTGAACGCTCAACTTAAATTATTTGAGACAGATAGAGATGAAATTGAAAGTTTGGCAGAGTCTGGTAATGCTGAATATGATGAAGTTGAATCTGGTATTAATTCTCTTGATGAAAAAGAATTAGAAGATGTATCAGATGAGGATGCAGAGTTAGACGATAGTGATCTTGAAAAAGATGATTCACCTGATGCTGAGTTTGAACCAAAAGATCAGGAAGATCCATCTAACTTAACACCCGTAGAAGAGAATCAAGTAGAGCAAGAAGTAGAGCCACCAACAACCGAAGATACAAAAGAGGCAGTTGTTGAAGGGATGAAAAAAGATCCCGAAGTTCAAAAGTTAGCAGAGGGTGGTAAGTCAAAACAAGGTGCAGCAAATGACACAACAAATATTAAAGATAGTATTCCAACACTGCTCAGTCCGGGTGAATATGTTTTAAGTGCGAAGATTGCAAAGGCAATCGGTTATGATGTACTAGATGGTATTAATGGTATTGGGCCAGGATCTGGAACTCAGCAAAAGTTCAAGGAGATTTCCATGTTAAATAAAGGTAAGAAGAATGGTAAAACTGTAATTGTTAAACAAACACAAGTCGTTCAAACACCTATTCCAGTATAATGGCAGCATCAGCATCAGGCCCATCAAAATATAATACAATCGAGATTACTAAAGAAGGTAAGGAACCAGTTGAATTAAATGCTGGTTGTATATCAGTGGATTACTATGAAAGTTTATATTCACCTGTTGTGACTGCTTCTATTGTGTACATAGATGCTGGTGGTAATGTTGAAAATGATAAGGGAAAGTTAACAACAGTCAAAGAGGCATTGCCTATTGAGGGTTTAGAAGAAGTAAAAGTAAAAATAACCACTAAAACTGGTGAGTTAGATTTTACAAAAGAGGATAATATTTTTAAAGTTAATCGAGCTCCTGTCATAACAAAAGAAGCAAACCGTGAGGTTGTTTTACTTGACTTGGTTAATAAAAAAGAAAAACAGAATGATGATACTGCGATATTTGATAAATATCGAGGAAAAATTAGTGATACTGTCAAAAAAATATTAAAAGAAAAATTAGAATTATCTAATGATAAAGTAGAGGTTGATGATACACAAAATAATTATAATTTTGTGGGTAGAGGTAGAGGTGCTTTAAATATTGTACGAGATTTGTGTAGAAGGTCAGTTCCTGTAAATGGTGATGCTGGTTACTTTTTCTATCAAACAAAAAGTAAATTTAAGTATAAAGCAATTGATGAATTAATTAAACAAGATCCATTTGAAGAACCTTATGTTTACACAGGTGCTTTGAGATCAGATATGGAAACAAAAACTGATAGTAATGATTTTAAAATAATGATGGAACCTCAATTTTTAAAAGATAATGATATAACAAAGGCATTAAAATCAGGTACATATCGTAGTCGTAATGTATTTTTTAATCCATATACATTTGAACATCAAGAAATTACTTATGATATCACAAAAGATGGTGTAAAGGAAACACTTGGTAAACCTCCTAAATTTGCAGAAGATGTAAAAGGATTTACAAAAACAAATCATCACATCTTAGATATTGGTAGTCTTGATGATGAACCATCAGTTGAGGTAAATAATGATCCTCGTGAATGGCAAGCCAAATCTGTTATGAGATATAATCTCTTACATACTCAAATGCTGAGAATACAAGTGCCATGTAATGTTGAGTTAGAGGCTGGAGGAATAATTGAGGTTGAGTTGGAATCACCAAGTGATCCAAAAGACCCCGATAAATTTGATGAAACTCAAAGTGGTAAATATATAATTTTACATCTATGTCATCATTTTGATAGTGATAGGTCGATCACATCATTGACATTAGTAAGAGATACATACGGTAGACGCAGGTAATTATGACAGACGATATAACACAACCAAGTTTTTTTAAGGGTGGTGCACAATTTTGGATAGGACAGGTCGTATCTACTAAAGCACAAAAACTTCAAATTGCTGGACATAATAAAGCATGGGGATGGAGATATAAAGTTCGCATCTTTGGTGATACATCAGAGGCAGATAATATTCAAGATAAAGATGTGCATAGTGCATTAGTCATGTATGGTGTTACAGATGGAACAGGATTTGGTGGTCGGGCAAAAACATGTAAGATAACTCAGAGGGATATTGTATTTGGTGTTTTCATGGCTCCTGATCAAAACTTTCCTGTGATTATGGGATTGCTTGCACCCACAGGTGGTAAGAAAAAACTTGAAGGAAAGTATGGAAATAAAGGTGATGGATATACAAAAGATTTGAAAAAAAATTCTCAAGTGGATAGCAGTGGCACAAATGATCAAGGTGGAACTAACGTAGCTAAAGTCAATGCTGACGAGGAGAACAACACTGGAAGTGGAAAGGGTAAAGAAGTAAACGAAGAAAAGATTAAACAACAACTAGGAGTTGATCCTAATTCTCAGGAGGTTAATGCTAAACCTGATCCTAATGGTTTAAAAAAATTTGATTTTACCGGATTCAATCAGGATGATATTAAGGGAATGGTTCAAGAAACTGAAAACTTTGCAAATAATATGAAGGATGATGTGATTAAATTGGGTGATAAACTCAAAGAAGAAGCACCATTCGATGAATTAAAAAATACTGCTGAGAGACTTACACCTGAACTCAAGAATATTGCAGAGAGTTTTGGTGCTGATGTCGCAGGTGGTTTTGAATTTTTCTAATAAATAAAGTATGACAAACTCACAATTCTTACCAAAAGATAGCGAAAGATTTGCTGATAAGATTTTTAAATCACCTCCACCAGAAAATTTGTCTGGTGATCAGATAAGTTTTTTCACCACATTAATAAAAGATAATCCTGTAGGATATGAAGAGGAGATAAGTTTACTAAAAAATACTTATCCAACTGAATTTGGAAATGTAAATCCATTTAGTTCATCACAAATAAATGGATTTTCAGGAAGTGGATTTGATAATTATCTAAAAAGATCAAACAGTTATGACAGAGCAGCTGCAGAGAAATTAGATAGTGTATCTGATACATCAGGCACTTGTATTATACTTCCGGATGGTGAGTCTGATAAGTTCTTCGAGAAGGTCGAGGCGAGAACTAATAACTTTTTTGATAAGGCAAGTAAAGTTAACGACTTCACCACTGATCTACCGAATGAAATTACAAAACTAACAGACTCCATTGGAGGTGCTTCCTCAACTTTCGTAGGAAGAATCTCTAATTCCCTGCAAGATAGTTTGGTAGAATTTATTGATGGTGGTATGTCAAAACTATCAAGTCAAATCTTTAGTAGTCTTCCCGGAGCTGATGCACTAGGAAAGGTTAAATCATTCCAAAATAGTTTGATTGGCCCTGTCAGCAAACTTTTCAGTGGGATGGAGTGTCTTACATCAAAGGTAACTGAAGCATTGAAAGGTGTTATTAGTGATATGCTTACAGGCATGACTAAAAATTTAATTAATGTGCCAACGTGTGCGATACAACAATTCATTGGTGCATTGACAAATAAAATTGGTGATGCCATATCAGATGCGGTGACACCTGCATTACAACCAATATTAAGCATACTCGCTCCAATAGGTGCTAATTTTGATGTAAAAGGTGCAGTTTTAGGTGGTATTGATTTCATGCAAAAGGCAGGTGATCTTTTTAAATGTGCTCCTCCAAAAAAACAAACATCCTCTGGTAAATATTGTATTGATGAGGGTTTAAAGAAGGACAAGACACAAAAAGAGAGTCAAAATCTTTTATCTCAATCACTTAATGCAGCATCATCAGCAAGTTCAGGGATAGAGAAAATCAAACAGGGATTAGACTCTGGAGTTCCACAACAAATCTCTAAGTTTGAAGAAGAGTATGGTCAATGGTCAATTTTTGGATCAAAGGTTGATGAAGCAACAGATCAAGGTATAGGTGGAGGTAATTGTTACACAGGAAATAACTTTAGTTGTGGGCCAACAACAGTTGATTTTTTTGGTGGAACAGGAGAGGGAGCATCGGGTGAGGTAATATTAGGAAATTTCATCACTAAATTTGATAAGGATGATTTATTTGGAACACTTACAAAAACTGCTGGAATTATAGGTGTTAAGATAGATAATCCGGGTGAAGGATATGCTGAACCACCTTTGGTATCATTTAATGATAAATGTAAACAAGGATTTGGTGCTTATGCAAAAGCAATTATTGATGAAAAGGTAACATCACCAACATATGGTCAGGTAATTAAAGTTGTTATATTATCAGAAGGTACAAATTATCCAACTGATGGTTCAAATGAGCAGGAGGCATTTATAAGTGACATTATTATAGAAGATCCCGGAAGAAATTATCAGGATGGATTTATCTCAGATGATATTGAACCAGTAATCAGAAATGGAAGAGTCGAGGCAGTGATTATAAAAGAACAAATACCTTATACTTCACTTCCCGATTTATTTGTTGAATCAGATACGGGTGTGGGTGCAGTGTTACGACCAATTTTATCTACAGAAAGAGAAGACAGGAGAACAGATCCCACTCAGGCTGGTGCATTTAAAGTTATTCAATGTGTTGGGACATTTCCCATATCTGAGGTATCACCACAGACAGTGCAAGAATCTGTTGTTAGAGGAGGATCAACTGCCACTGCAACAACAACATCTACATCCGAAGCAACTGAAGATGTTGAGACAAGCACACAATCAGAAATAACAGAGGAATCAACCACTACACAAACGACCACACAAACAACTACACAAACTCAAACTCAAACGAGCACACCAGCACAGCAACAACAATCAACACCCACACCACCAGCACAGCAACAACAATCAACACCACCTCCCACTCCACCTAGCACACCACCATCAGGTGGGGGAGGTTATGGTTACTAATGTCTGATTCAAAAGAGGCAAGACAACTTGAACTGTTTGGTGAAAAGTTATTCATGGAGGTCAATGGTTCAGCACCAGATGGCCCGGGAACTTGTGCTTATCTACTATCTTCACAAACAAGAGATAAAGTAAAGTATAATCAAAGTTTGCATGAAGGATCAGGTTTATCAAGAGTTTATGCGGATAAAGTTTTACAAATCGAAGCAGGAAATAAATGTCAAACTAACGAAAAAGCAATCGCTGTAACATCACATAACGGGGATGTATTCATTACAGCTTTAAATGGTAGAATTCTTTTTGATGCAAAAGAAATCATAATGAGTGCCGATACCAACGTGAAAATAGTTGGATCAAAAATACAAGTCGGATATAATCAAGGTGGTTCAACAGATCAGGTAGATATAAATGGTGCTAAGATACATATAAATCCAGGCTCTAAGTGCACTCTCAAGGATAAAGTCTTATATAATAATGCTTTTAAATCATTTGCAAGTGCTTTAGTCGGCTACAATAAGTGGTACAATAGTCTTCTACCAAAATAATGTCAGATAATCCAAGTCTATTAAATCAAGCAGAAGTCTCTGACGGTAATTCCGTCTTTGATGATGTATGGATATTAAATAAATTAAATTATGATTTTACCAAATCAGGTACAATAAATGTATCAGAATTAAATGTTATTGGTGTATCAACTTTCAGTAGTGATGTCACATTTTCTGGTGATATAACTCTTGATGAAATTACTTGTCGTAATGCAAATGTCACTGGTATTGCAACAGTTATCGGGGATTTATATTTAACAGGTGCTTTTAGAGATTCAAGTGGAGATGCTGGTACATCAGGTAAATTATTAGAATCAACTGGTAGTGGTACAAATTGGGTGGCAGCAAATGCAACAAGTGTTGCAAATGCAATTAATGTTGGTGTGAATGTCAATGGTACAAATGCAGATCAATTTGTATCTTTCTTTGGTGCAAACAGTGGTAATCAACCTAATAGAGTTGATGGAGACTTTACATATAACCCATCCACAAATACAATGTCAGGAATTAATTATTCTGGCACTTCGAGTTTTAACAATGTTAATATTACCGGTGTTACCACTGTATCAAACTTGTATGTTAATGGAAGATTATACGATAAAGATGGACAATCTGGTAATAGTGGTCAAGTATTATCATCCACAGGAACAAAAGTTGATTGGATAAACGTAGGTAGTATTTCTGCAGGTTCAGCAGCACAGGTTGCAGTTACAAACACTGCTTCTGGATCACATTTTTTAGCATTTGTTGATAGCACATCTGGAAATGAAGATGTTAGAGCTAACTCTAATCTCACATATAATGTATCTTCTCAAGAGATTGGTGGTAAAATATCTGACATTTCAAATCATGACACTGGTGATTTATCTGAAGGATCAAATTTATATCATACAACTGCAAGGGCTAGAGCAGCGATTAGTGCATCAGGTGATTTAAATTATAATAATAGTACAGGTGTGATGTCATTCTCTGCACCATCTGCATTTGTGAGTGGTATGATAATACTTTGGTCTGGTAATACTGGAAATATTCCAACTGGTTTTGTATTATGTGATGGTCAGAATAACACACCAGACTTGAGAAATAGATTTGTGGTGGGAGCAGGTGATGTTTACAGTCCCGGAAATACTGGTGGTAGTACAGATGCAACTTTGGTATCACATAGTCATACTATAAACAATCATACTCACTCATTTAGTGCAACCACAGGAAGTGACACACATAGTCACTCTTACATCGATCAGTATGTTGTAATTAATAATGGATACAGACCTTGGCCAGCAAGTAATAATGACTGTGCAGCTAGAAATGTTAACACTGGTGGAGATACACACTCACACTCTGTTAGTGGTACAACTGGTAATCCATCTGATAGAGGGACAAACACACAAGGATCTTCAGCAACTAACGCAAACTTACCACCATACTATGCCCTCTGCTATATTATGAAGACATAGTTTGACAGAAATACCTATATATGTTATGCTTATAGAAACTGGAGAACCTCAATGCACGAGAATTCCTATGTCGATGGCGTAATTATTGACATATGCAAACGTACTTTTTGTATAGTCAGCGATAAGGGAGCAGAGCAGGTTATAAAGTGTGAAACACCAGATGAATTTTTAGATGTACTTAAAGTTTGTCATCAATTTTTAGATGATGATGAAATAGAATTTGCAAATATTATTACAAAACCAAAGAGAAGAACTCGTAAAAAACCAACCTCAGATAAAAATGAAAAACTTTAAGCAATTTAACGAAGCAGCAAATGCAAAACAAAAGCAAGCAGCACTCCGTGCAAGACAACAGGCTGCAGTCGCAAAATATAAGTCATCTGCATCTGAAACTAAAACAGAAAAACCGAAACAAGAATCAGAAGTTCATCAGGGTAATATTAAAACTCAGGACTTGAGAGATAAGAGAGCAGCAGTCAAACAGGCAGCAGCAAAAGCAACAGCACGTAAGGCAGAAATACAAAGAGAGGTTCAACGAGAAGTACAGAGACAAAAAGGGGATAAATAGAAAGAAGACATACTTTGTAGATGAGCGATGCCACTTAATAAGTTAGAGAATTTCATAAAGAACACTGAGGGTAAGATTCTCTATGTAAATCCAAATGATCTTGATGCGACTGATGCGATCACGAATCAGGGTAATTCATTAGCACAACCTTTCAAGACAATCCAAAGAGCCCTGTTGGAGTCTGCTAGATTCTCATATCTACGAGGTAATAATAACGACTTAATAGAAAAGACAACAATATTACTTTTTCCGGGAGAGCATGTTGTAGATAATAGGCCAGGTTTTGGTGTTAAAGATGTTAGTGGAACTGCAACAGCAGTGTCACCTTCAGGAACTGAGTCAGTTGCATCATCTACATTATCATTATCATTAGAATCAAACTTTGATTTAACTCAAGAAGATAATATTTTATATAAGTTTAATAGTATCAATGGCGGTGTAGTTGTTCCTCGTGGTACATCACTTGTTGGACTAGATTTAAGAAAGACAAAGATAAGACCAAAGTATGTTCCAAACCCAACTGATGACACTGTATCAGGTTCAGCAATATTCAGACTAACTGGTACATGTTATTTCTGGCAGTTCTCCATATTTGATGGTGATGAATCTGGAACTGTATTCACAGACCCAGTAGATTTTAGTACAACAAATAGATCCGTACCAACATTCTCTCATCACAAACTAACTTGTTTTGAGTATGCTGATGGTGTAAATCTTGATTCAAGATTTAATTTAACTGACTTAGACATATATTACAGTAAGTTATCAAACGCATTTAACTCTACTGCAAGACCTATTGATGCGATTGATAGATTCCCAGCTAACCCACTAGGATTTGCTCCACAAAGACCTGAGTTTGAAATTGTTGGTGCATTTGCTTCAGATCCAATCAATATTTCAACAATTAAATCTGGTGATGGATCTACACCCGGAACAATTATTACTGTTACCACTGCGACTGCACATGGATTAACAACTAACACACCAATTAAAATTAAGGGTGTTAGTACATTAGACTATAATATATCCACAAAAGTTCAGAACGTAACCAGTGCGACTACTTTTACATATTTGCTTCCATTTGTACGAGATAACTTACCTGCATCACCTAGTTCTGCAAACGCAACAGTAACGATTGAAACTGATACAGTATCAGGTGCTTCTCCTTATATCTTTAACATATCTCTCCGTTCTGTCTTTGGAATGAATGGTATGCATGCTGATGGTGATAAGGCAACTGGTTTCAAATCAATGGTTGTTGCTCAGTTCACTGCGATCTCACTACAGAAAGATGATAGAGCATTTGTTAAGTATAATCAAACATCAAGAACCTATGAGGGTATTGGAATATCTAAGGTAACTGGTGCAGAATTGGCCTCTGGTGCATCATCACAAGACTCAACAACTGTTTATCACTTAGATTCAGGTGCAGTTTATAGAAGAGGATTTGAAACAACTCATATTAAACTATCCAATGATGCAGTTATGCAGATTGTATCTGTATTTGCGATTGGATTTAATAAGCATTTCAATGCAGAGACAGGTGCTGATGCTTCAGTTACCAACTCTAACTCAAACTTTGGACAGTTTGCGATTGCATCTGATGGATTTAAAAAAGAAGCATTTACAAAAGATAATAACGCATTTATTACTCAGATAATTACACCAAGAGCGATAGATGCAGTAGAAACTAATATTGATTGGCAGAGAATTGACGTTGGACTTACTACATCCGTAGGTATCTCAAGTCATTTATATCTCTTTGGATTCAACACAAAGGACAATGTACCTCCAGTTGTAATTCAAGGTTTCCGTGTTGGTGCACAGACAAATGATAAAGTATTTGTTGATTTCTCAAATGCAGCAACAGGATATGGAACAAGTGATGCCAGTGTTTTCATGGTTGATAATTCAATCGCAAGCACAGGTATTACATCTGCACTAGGAACGACCAGTAGCACCAAGTTGTTCACTGTTTCATCAGGCCCAACAAACAATACCCTAACATTACCAGTTCATACATTGCTTACTGGTGAGAAAATTAGAGTTATAAGTGATGATGGTGATCTACCAGAGAATCTTGTTGAAAATACTGTATATTTTGCAATTAAGGTTTCTTCATCACAGATCAAGATAGCATCATCCAAGACTAACGCTGAACTTGGAACTGCAATCACGATTGCTGGTGGATCTAAATTAAAGATAGAGAGTCGTGTATCTGACAAGGCATCTGGTGATATTGGATCACCGATTCAATTTGACCCACAAAACTCTAACTGGTTTATCCATACTGAAACTAATAGTGACATCTTTAAAACTCTGAATACTTTAGGTGTTGGTAACTTAGGAAGTAACACACCTGTATCATTCATTAAGAGAGTTCCTGACGAGAGAGGACTAGACGAGAAAATTTATAAGTTAAGAGTCGTTGTACCAAAAGAGATTGAAAATGGTAAGAATCCTGAAGAGGGATTTATCATTCAGGAATCAAGTTCTACAAATGTCAGAAACTTAGGTGACTTCACAAGAACATCTATCACCTCTGCTGATTATGAGTTTGATCGTAACACTAGATTTATCAGCACATGTACAAGAGTAGCAAGCACAGTTACAGTTATCTCTGATGTACCTCATGATTTAAAAATTGGTGAGAGAATTTTTGTTCGTAACGTAACTGATGATGATGCAAATGGAACATCTACAGGTGTATTTGATAAGGGTTATAATGGTTCATTCCTCGTAAATGGTATAATTGATGATAAAACATTTACATATCCAACCACTGACACAGCTGGTGTTACTCATAGTATAGGTAACTTTACAAATAATATTTCAACTCGTTCAACTACACTTCCAAGATTTGAAAGGAATAATTTACAGAGTAACTTCTACATTTATCGTAATGACACGATAAGTGAGTACATCAAAGATGTGCAAGACGGAATCTATCATTTATTTGTATTACATGCCGATAGCGAAATCACAACCGAGTTTACCGGTGTCAAGTATGGACAGAATGTTGCAGACCTTTATCCACAACTTGACAGAGATAACAATCACTCTAACCCAGCTGCATCTAAGTCATTCGCCAAAAGAGATCCTCTAGGTGATGTATCAACAAACGATCAAAGAAAGAGTATCACCAGAGAATCTTTGGATAAACTTGTTCAAGATTTTGGATATGCAAAACGTATTACTGGATCAGTTCGAGATAATACTGCTGGTATTACAACTATAACCTTTGATCGTCCTCATGGATTTGGACAAGTTAAGACTGTTGCTACAATTACTGGTGGATCAGGATTAACAAATGGTGTCTATCATAACGTCAAGTTATTCAATACTGGAACTACGACATGGGATGGTGCTACTGCAAAAGTCACTGTTGCAAGTAATGCTGTCACAGCTGTCGAGATTATTGAAGGTGGTTCTGGATACACAGGTGCAGAAACATTAGATATTGATAATCAGTTCACAGGTGGAACTGGTGCAAAAGTAACAATCGTCACTGCTGGTATCTCAACAAATATAGGTGACACAATACAAATTACAGGTGTTGGTACACAGACTGATTCATTACATAGAATAAGATCACTTGAATCCACAACTAAAGTTTCAGTTGCTGTAACTGCTGGTGATGCTTCAATTATTGGTGGTCAATTTGCGATTAGTCAAGGGCCATCTGCTACAATCACAGGTTCACCTGTATTTGATTCATCTGTTGGAATCACAACATTTACAGTCACATCTGGTCACGGATTAATCGTTGGTAATCAGTTCCGAGTTTTGGATACCAGTAATAATAATATTGGTAATTTCTTTGTTAAGAATGTCAACAGTCCTACAGTATTTTCTGCCAAGACTACAAATCAATTAACAAACCCAGCTCATGTTCTTCGTGATGGCATGACTGCTGCTACCACACCATCTGATAAAGAGAATGAGAACATAGGATCAAGAGGTCTATCATTCTATGATGGAGAAACATTCAATCTTGGTGCAAACGTAACAACAGGATCATCACTAGAGATTACACTTCCAAGTGTTGGTGTAGGTACGACTGCGAGATTTGATTTAGGTTCTTACATTCAGGTCGGTAACGAAATACTTCGTGTGACATCTGCGAATGTAAGTGGTTCTGGTAATAACGAACTCACTGTTATTCGTGGTGCACTGGGTACGATTCAAGAGGATCATACTTCAGGTGAACAGGTAAGAAAGATTAAACCAATACCCATCGAGTTCCGCAGACCATCTATCATTCGTGCATCTGGTCATACATTTGAATATCTTGGATTTGGGCCCGGTAACTACTCAACTGCATTACCACAGGTTCAGGTCAGAACTCTATCAGAACGTGAAGAGTTCTTAACACAGTCACAGGAAAGATCATGTGGTACTGTGGTTTACACAGGTATGAACAACAGAGGTGACTTCTTTATTGGTAACAAGAGAGTTAGTTCTGCAACTGGTCAGGAGAGAACATTTGATGCTCCAATACCAACTGTCACAGGTGAAGATCCATCAAGACTATCAGTTATCTTTGATGAGGTAATTGTCAAGGAGAGATTAGTTGTAGAGGGTGGTAAATCAAGAACAATTCTTACACAGTTTGATGGCCCAGTTACATTTAATGAAGTTGTTAAGGTTAATAAAGCAATTACATTTAATGATGTATTGAAGTTAAACAGCACCTTCGAGATTACTAATGATACTAATTCTCATTCTAAGGATACAGGTTCGATTGTAACTGATGGTGGTGTTGGTATCGAGAGAAACTTAAATGTAGGTGGAGACTTTAGTGTTGCTGGTATTGTTACATTTGGTCAACTTAATATCTCAGGATTATCTACATTTACAGGTCTTGCAGACTTTAATGGTGGTGCTTCAATTGATCTTATACAAATTGGGGTCACTGCTAATAATGAAATTGATACCTCATCAGGTAACTTAATTATTGATTCTGCTGGTGGTACAACAACGATTGATGATAACCTAGTTGTAAGTGGAACATTTACTGCTGGTGCAAACATTGGTGGTAATATTCGCATAGGTGTTACAGATGCGAATGAAATAGATACATCCACAGGAAATTTAGTCTTAGATTCTGCGGGTGGTTTAGTTCAAGTTACTGATAATTTGGCAGTCACAGGTGCAATTACATCTTCAGATTTAACGAGTGGCAATATTAGAATTGGTGTCACAGGAGATAATGAGATTGATACATCTTCAGGTGGATTAACACTTGACTCAGCTGGTGGCACAATCACAGTTGACGATAATTTAACAGTCACAGGAAACTTATCACTAACAGGTAATTTCAATGGATCAAGTGTTACATTTAGTGGAAATATATCTGCAGCTGGTGGAACATTTGGTAATGTCACAGTTGGTTTATCAGATAATCAGACTGTCACAACTTCATCAGGAAAACTAATCTTAGATGCTGCTACAAATGAAGTTGAAATTAATGCTGACATAGATCATAATGGAGCATTGAATACATCTGGCAATTTGGTATGTGCAGGTAGTGGAACATTCTCAGGTGATGTGATCGCATTTAGTTCTTCAGATATAAATCTTAAGAAAGATATTACACCGATTGATAATGCTCTTGATATGATTAACAGAATAAGTGGTAATACATTTACATGGAATACAAGTATTCTTGACCTTATACCTTATGAAAATGGCACTAAAGATACTGGTATTCTTGCACAGGAGGTTGAGGCACTTGGACTACCCGGCCTTACAACCACAAGAGGTGATGGTGTAAAAGCAGTTCGTTATGATAGATTGATACCCGTTCTAATTGAAGCAATCAAAGAACTAAAATCAAAAGTAGAGGATCTTCAAAAATGACCTTACAATCATCAGGACAAATCACACTTGGTGACATAGCAAATGAATTTGGATATACAGAATCTAATCAAACAACTACTAAATTAGGTTCTTATCGCTCAACAAAAGGACAGGGCTCTTATCCTTTATCATTGGGAACATTATCCTATAGTTCGATAGATGGTGGTGGTGCAGTCCCCACATCAGGACAAATTAAGTTATCTGATTTTCGTGGTACACAACTACAGACTGTTGTAAATTTTTATGGATCAGGGAAGGGTGGTACTAGATTAAATGCTTATGATAGATACAATGCAGGTGATGTAACAGTTGTTGGTGGATATAGAGACCAACCATCAAACACGAGTGGTACGAGAGTTAAGATACACGTTAATCAAAATATAGGTTCTGAAAAAAATAGTAGAAATCATTGTGCTTTGAGAACTGGTAATGGATGGAACTCAGGTACAACATTAAGT